TTAAAAATCTAAGTATTCCGAGAATTTTTCCCCGATATTGTCCACTGCTGATTGGGTAATATGTGTATAAACATTCATTGTGGTTTTCATGTCTGAATGACCCAATCTGTGCTGAACTTGTTTGAGTGTCATACCTGCATCAAAAATTAAACTGGCGTGAGTGTGACGAAAACCGTGGATGTTAATTTCCGATAAACTTGTGCCCTCTATGATTTCAAGTAACCATCTTCTAGGGTCGGTAGGTGACAGAATGCCCCCTGTTTCGCTCTCGAATAAGAGTGTACTGGCTGGGTATTGTCGTTTTAACTCATGTAGAATTTTGTCTGTCTTATCGTCCAAGCTAATCAGACGTTCGCTAGAACTGTTCTTAGTTGGTCCTATCTCTTCGCCTGCAAAACCTCTTGTGACTGCTTTATTGATCCGCAAGGTTTTAGAGTAGTGGTCGTCTTTATGAAGTGCACGAAGTTCGCCTTTGCGAATACCTGTAAAAGCCAGTACTCGGAAGAGGGCTATCTTGCGAATGTCCCCAGTTGCCTCCACTCTTTGCATGAACTCTTTTAATTCGTGCTTGTCGTAGAAGTCTTTGGTCGTGCTGATGGTTCGTTTTAGTTTTGGGGCCGTGACACTTTCTGCTGGACTGATGGCAATGAAGCCCATACGTACTGCGTAACGATAGATCGTTTTGACCAGACCTAATATTTTCCTGCCGTATTTTAATTTGGAACACCAGTGTTGTGTATGGCTTTGTAGCTCCAGGGCTGTAATCTCAGAAATCCTCCGGTGTCCGATAGTTGGAGTGATGTGGTGTTTGATGTTCCTGCTTGTTTTGATATAGGTGCTTTCTGCGACTTCAGTTTCGTAGATTTTTAACCATTTCTCTGTCAGCTCTTGGAAGGTCATATCGCCTACAGGTCGGTTAATTTCTTCTTGTAAAGAGAGGATTGCTGCTCGTGCATCGGCCTTTGTTTTAAAGTTGGCACGCTTAACGTATTTTCGTTTCCCGTCAACTACACCAACATATAGTACGAATTTGTAATAAGTCTTTCCGTTTTTGGTATACGGTTTTATATCCATTGTTTTTTACCTCATTTTCTGTTAAAATGGGTATAGTAAAGAGACCTACTGCAAAGCAGGTTTCTGACTATACGAGATACCTCACACTCAAAGTTTGGCGATGGAGAGTGTGGGGATTTTTTTATTTTTAGATATATCTGCTTATGACAGCAATAATTTCTTTTGAGTAGTTCGAAACTTCAAGAGGCGATTTTATTTCAAATGTTCCTGTATCCCTAATCTCAATTGTTGATTTACTAGAATTGGAACGATACCGCAATATCCATTTCTTGATATTGTTATCAATCAGAACGTTAAAGTAACTTTTGTTGTCTCTATAAAAAACTCTTTCTGGATCAATTGTATCTTTGGTAAGGACTTTTACTACAGTATATACTTCTAATTCTTCAGGAGTAGTAACCACTTCGTCAACTTCTCGAATTTCCTCTACAGGTTCTGTCGGAGTATTGTCAACAGCAGGTGTTTTAGTCTCAATATTTGTATTGAGCGCCGCACTCAATTTTTCGTTTACCCGCTCAGTGATAAATTGGTTAAAACCTTTTTGGATTATCGGCTTAAATGTAGCTAGTACATTTTGAGTAATACGCCCCTCATAAATTTCAGACGAGAGATATTTTACAAAATTGTCCGACGGTTCGTTGATGTTTTCGTTTAAAAATCCTTTGAGGATGTTGAGATATTTGAGTTCAGAAGCCGAGGAAACGATGTTATCAATATCAAAATTTGCTTTGTGGAATTTGATAATTTCGGCGAATTGATTATCTCTGATATTCGTTATATCGACTGTCAAAAAAGGGGTGGAGTCCATTTTGTTAGGCTCGTCTAAGTCGGTAAAAAATTTGTATTCTCTACCATTTGTAAGGATTCCGAACTTAGATGTAGTAGTGCCGAAGTAACGGAAGAGTTGGGAATCGTGTTTGGTAAGATTTTCAGTAATAGATTTGCACTCAACTAGAATTTGAGGAATACCATCGATAATGATAGCATAATCCACCTTCTCACCTTTCTTTATTCCGACGTCAGCCGTAAATTCAGGCATAAACTCGAGCGGATTAAAAATATCGTAGCCTAGATTTTGAAAAAATGGCATTATGAAAGCATTTTTGGTTTGTTCCTCGTTTGAAATATTGGTTTCTAGCTCTAAGACGCGCTTTCCTAGTTGTCTTAAATCACTTTTGACTTTATCAAATTCCATAATTAAAGCTCCTTTATAAATATTATCCAACTAAATTATAAAACTCTTCAATAATCATCTCTTGTCCCCACGAAGTAGAGATATTATGAAGTTGTGCAAATTGCAACCAATTAAAACTATACACATCATTATCATTTAGATAATCTTTTATCAGTTCACGAACCATAAATCTATCAGCTTCATTTTCATATTGCAATAGCAATCTATGGTAGTGTTCTGGATTGTGATTGATATGTCCCAATTCGTGTAAAATAACCTTTTCGCGCTCTTTTGTAGATAGATTAGCGTTGACATATATTGTCCGTAAATCTGGAAAATATAAGCCATCACGTTCCCACATATCTCCATGAAAAACAAAAAGGGTGACCTGAAATTCATCTAGTAGTTCACTTATTTTCACCGCCAGTCACTCCTATTGACAATTTTATAATCTGTTCAATTTTATACACATCTTCATCTGATAATGGTTTTCCATCAAACAACACAACGCGATTTTGTAAATTAGATAAATCTACTTCTTTTCCATCTGGAGTTGTATAGAGTTTTGGATTGTCAGTCCTGCCTAATAAATAATCGGTGGATACGTTGAAGTAGTCAGCTATCTCAGCTAATCGTTCAGCATTAGGTTTTTTAGTTTTTAAGTTGTAGATGGTATTTCGGCTGTATCCTAGTCTTTCTTCTAATTTATTGATTGAAATACCCTGCTTATCGGCTAATTCCTTTATCTTTTCAAACGTTGGAAACATTGTTTTATCAACCTTTCTAAGAGATTGACAAAAAATATTGAAATAAATTGATTAAAACTCTTGACAAAATTTAATCGATAGATTACAATAGTTTTTGTAAATGATTGAGTTAGTAAAAAACGAAGTCAAAAACATTCTAAAATTAAATATAACACGGTCGCCAAACTGTATTAATAAATGATTAGAAGTGTTCTAAACGCTGTTTTTATTATGTTTATATTTTAATCAATAGATTGTTAGATGTCAAGCATTTTATAAAAAATTCTAACTCTTTCGCTTACAAGCTCTTTGACAACTGAATAGAAACGTGGTAAGATATAGGGGAAAGAAGAACAGTTCAATGAATATTGGACAAGAAAAGACCCCTGCTAACTTCCACATAAGCAGGGGTTTTTTTGGCACTATCAGTCTTTATCTAGCCATTTCTGGACAAGTAGAAGAATTAAACCGACCACGAGTGGTCCGATGATAGTTGAGAAGAACAATTCGAACACTGGACATTCACCTCCAATCTATGGCGGTATTGTTAGTGCCATTTTATATTATATCACGTTTCTATCAGTTCGATAGGAGCGTTTTTTATTTTGACGAAAGGAGATAGCATATGCCAGATACAAATAGTGGACGTCAAAAAATCTTAGACTATCTAGATGCGAACAATATCACTATGACAACACTTGCTGTCCAGTATGGAATGGTGCGTCAGGATGTCACTAATATCTTGAATGGTAAACTAAAAAATCCACAAGCAAATCGTTTTATTGCTCGTGTGATTGAAGATTTTAAGATTCGGTAGGTTCATAAAACTACCCAACTAACAAACTAGAAAGGAGAAGGGGATGAGAATTATTATTCTTTTACTTGATTTATACGTTTTATTTTGTACAATCTACGTTTCGATTTTGATTGCAAAATATAGTATTTCTGTCCTTTGCGAGCTATTGAAAAACCGTCTTCATTCGTAGGGAATATTTTAACTCTATTCTTACCTCTTGTTTCATTTAGCAAGGCAGCAGTAGCTAGAATAGTCGCTAGGTAATTGAAGTGATTTTCCCGTAATGACAGCAAGGCCCAAGTTGTTATAAAAAAAGGGATGGTAAAACCGTTTAACTTTTGAAATATAGTATACATCGCCTTTGTCTTTCTAGGAAAGTGTTCTTCAACGTAAATCTCAATTATAAAGGCCGACGCCCAAAGATAGAACATTAGTATCACCAACCATGTGAGACCAATAAAGATTTGTGAAAAATCTAAGGTTTTCAGTTCGGATAGTGTATTAAAATAAGAGTTTTCAAATATTCTGATGATGGTATATATCGGGCTGATGAGCGCAAGAGCTAGGAGAAATGTATACCAAACAAATGAAATGAATCTATAAATATTCTTCATGTTATTACCTCAAAGATATTATACCAAATTAGAAAGGAATTTTATGAACGAAATTATAAACGTTAATGTGAACGACAATCAAGAGCCTGTTGTGTCTGGTCGGCAGTTGCATGGGGCTTTGGGTGTCAAGACGGCATATAAGGACTGGTTCCCTAGAATGACCGAATATGGATTTGTCGAAGGACAGGACTTCTGCTCAAATTTGAGCGAAAGTACGGGAGGTCGTCGAGCGGTTGACCACATTATCAAGCTGGACATGGCCAAGGAAATTGCTATGATCCAACGGACAGACCGTGGCAAGCAGGTACGTCAGTACTTCATCCAGGTCGAAAAGGACTTCAACAGTCCAGAGAAGATTATGGCTCGCGCTCTGCTATTGGCCGACAAGAAGGTGCATCAGCTGGAAGCACAGATTGAGGCGGATAAGCCCAAGGTGCTATTTGCAGACGCTGTGAGTGCTAGTCACTCATCTATCTTGGTTGGAGACCTAGCTAAGCTTATTAGCCAAAACGGCTTTAAAATCGGCGCAAATCGCTTGTTTGCGTGGTTGCGTGAGAATGGCTATCTGATTAAGCGCAAGGGCAGTGATTGGAATATGCCAACGCAGAAGTCTATGGAACTAGGTCTGTTTGAAATCAAAGAGACGACTATCACACATGCTGACGGTCATATCTCGATTAGCAAAACTGTAAAGGTTACTGGTAAAGGTCAGCGGTATTTTATCAATAAATTTTTGGCTGATGATGTTGCTTGAAAAACAAAAAACCACTGCGGGAACAGTGGCTTACTAAAAAAATCACTTAAATTATAACACACGAAAGCGAGGCTTGACAAGATGGATGCTATGTTGGAAGCGTTCGAGGCCTTGAAGCAAGAAATTATCCAAGAAGTCTTGAGCGAAGTGCGAAAAGAACTTGCTGATGTGAAACCGTCTACCAAGACTTCTGATGAGTCTATTGGTGTCAAGGAGGCTTGTCAGATTATGGGAATGAGCCGTAACACGTTTATGGTCCTAGTGAACACTGGGAAAATCCCGTATCATATGGTCGGCACTCATTATCGCTTTGATAAGCGGGATGTAAAATATTGCAAATCAAAAATGAAAATCGAAAAGAAAGTGAAGGGGATTGCTTTATGACAGAAGCATTACTTACATTAGGAATTTTCGCTGTGCCGATTTTGACGGCGGCAGTAGTGGAACAGCGGAAGGTTGAGAAAAAGCGAATGCGTGAAGAATTCGAAGAAATTCGTCGCAGAGACTACCTGTACGGCTTTAAAGCAGGCATGGGGTATCAGAGTACCTGTGACATTGAAAAAGCTCGTAATGGGCTAAAGAGAAACGCCCAGCAAGTAGATAAGGAGTGGAAAAGATATGCAGAAATGGTTGGCTAATTTTTTCAAACAAGAAAAACCTGCTATCCCTCGTCCGCTTTACACACTGGAGCAGGAAAACCAAATCTTACACGACATGGTCCGTGAAATCGCTGAACAACGAAATGAATACCGCATCGAGAATCAGCGGTTGAGGGATGAAATTGCATGGTTGAAGCAGAAGCTGGAGAGTAGGCATGAATAACCTGGTTAGATTAGAACTCATAACTCAATCATACGACCGATTTCTTCGGACCGGTGACGCTGAGCATCTAGAGGATGTAGAAAGGATCTTGGAATATGACGAACATGACAGCGATTGATAACTTGCTTCAGCTTGCAATTGTTGAAGTTTAGGAGGAATGGTTATGGCTTATGCAACACCTTGTCAGGAATATCCATAAAAACTATACGCAGTTGAATAATCATTCTGCTCAAAACAGCGAGCTTAGTTTACAAGCTAAAGGGTTATTATTTGTGCTGATGTCGAACAAAGATACCTGGAGACCTTACATAGAACAACTTTCCAAACGCTCAAAGAATGGTCGGGAATCCCATAGGAATGCTTTTGAAGAATTAAAGGATGCTGGATACATACGCATCTACAGAAAAAGTCTAGGGAGGGGGAGAGGAATTCAGAACTACCCATTGGTATCGGATATGCCTATCACAGATAGTTATTGGGAGTACTGGAAAGAAAAGGTCGATAATGAGTTATCCACAAGTGAATCGTCAGAGTGAGTTTACAGCTTACGGGTTTTACAAAGTTGTATTTTTCAAAAGTTGAATTTTACAAAGTTGTATTTTTCAAAAGTTGAAAAACCCGACACTAATAATAACTAAATAACAATAAAGACTAACTTAATAATAATCTAGGGGCTATCGCCCACTAATAAACAATGAGGAGGCTAAAGCCTCTAACCAACTTAAAAACAAACTAATCGTTATATATAAATAATATATATTGGGAATTTCACAAGAGTTATCCACAGGAGGAAAATCATGAAACAAACTAACACATTTATCGTATTGCGAAACAAAAAAGGCGATTATTTAGCTAGTTACAAAAACAACGAACACGTTTTAGCATATTCGGCAGGTTGGTCTAGCGATATTGAAGATGCCTTGAAAATTCCAGAAGAATATTATCACGGCAAGGACCATGAGCGGTACTTGGCGATGGCAATGATGTTCGACGCTGAGCCAATCAAGGTGCAGGCAGAATACACCTTAACCACCTTGGACGGACAAGAACTGGCAGAACCAGTCAAAGATACTGAGGATGTCACAGACTCAATCAAGAAGTTGCTTGATATTTTGGCTAAGGACTAGTCAGCGATGAAATGGCAACAACGCGAAAACCTTGTCTGGCAACGTGCAAAGGCAGGAGAGAAAGAAAAGCTACTGGATACAGGTCTAGCTGATAAGGCAGGGTACATCCGCCTTGTCAGAGAGCTAGGCAGGAAGTATGTGGCTTGAAGGAGTTTTAGGTAAGAATTGAAACGCATGGAGGAAACAATTATGCCAAATTGGGCAGAAGGAACAATTAAATTAAGAGGTAGAGCAGAAAATATAGCATCAGCATTGAAATATATGTTTTGTGATAATGCTGTCACTGTAAAAGAAGAATGGGATGGAGAAACATTAATATTTGAAACCACCGCTCCTTACTTTTACATAAATGGTACTAGGCGTGGTTTTATTGAAACTGATAGCTTAGAATTTTGGCTTGACCAAGACTTTTTGATTGTCGAGTTACAAGACTTCAAACAGGCGTGGGCAGCTATCGCAGAGAACTATCAAGAAATTTCTAGTAAGTTCGATGTTGATATTAAAATTTTCACTTTTGAAATGGGCATGCAATTCACGCAGGAAATTGAAATTTCAAAGGGCAATGTCATCAAAGATATTTGTATCGATAAGTTTTCGAATTATGAATGGGATGTGCCATTCAGCAATCTTGGAGGATGACATGGACGGTACTTACCCATGGTTTAATTATGACCGCGACTATTTACAACCTGAGGAACCAAGGCAGGTACATGATCCTGACGAATGGGTGTTTCGCGGTGGTCAATGGATTTATGTAGGGGATGCATAATGACAGAGGAATTACTAGATACAATCCGACGGCTGAGGTGTGACTATTTCCACCTGGGCCTAGAGCTGGGCGAGATTATCAACGAACAACAGGACTTGATACTTGCCTTGAAACAAGAAAACAGACGCTTAAGGCGTGAGAAATGGAATTTGAAACAAACGAAGAGGAGAAAGAAATGAGTAATCTTGCAGTTATTCAAAAAGATATTACAGATGCTGTGAATGCGAAAGTATCGCAGATGCAGAATGAAGGCTTGGTAGTAGCACCAAACTACGCACCGGCAAATGCTTTGAAGTCAGCATTTTTTGCCATGACCAACAGCCCAAGCGGGAACTTGCTTGAAAAGTGTTCGAAAGAAAGTATTGCCAATGCCTTGCTTGATATGGTGGTTCAAGGGCTAAGCCCTGCAAAGACCCAATGCTACTTCATCCCATACGGGAACACATTGAAAATGACACGGTCCTACTTTGGAACTATGAAGGTTGTCAAACAATTGTCCAACGTGAAAGATATTTGGGCGGAGGTGGTCTTTGAAGGGGATGTGCTTAAAATTCGAAATGACAATGGGCGCAAGGTACTTGAAAGCCACGAGACAGATTGGACCAATCAAGATAACGCAATTATCGGCGCTTACTGCATCATTGAAAAAGTGGACGGTGAGCGAATTTTGACAGTCATGACCAAGAAAGAGATTGATCGCAGCTGGCAACAGTCGAAAAATAAATCTGTGCAAAATGCCTTTCCTCAAGAAATGGCAAAGCGTACTGTTATCAATCGTGCAGCCAAGCAATTCTTCAACACATCAGACGATAGCGACATCTTGATTGAAGCTGTTAATCGGACAACTGAAAATGAATTTGATAACAATCGTCAAATCAAAGAAGCAGAGCCAGTTCAATCAGCTGGGCAGGATATCCTAGATAAGATGACTGGAAAGACTGTTGCTGAAGAACCTGCAGAAGATGCAACGATTTCCGAAATGGAAACTGTTGAAGAAGCAGGAGCAGATATTTCCAAAATGGAAACAACCGAGCAGGTCATTGATGCTGAAACAGGCGAAATCTTAGATGAGGAGGAACCGTTCTAATGTCTGAAGAACTATCTCTATTTGACAATCTGGAAAGTATGGCGCCAGTTCCGACTGCGACAGTATTAGATTTTGACTTCGAATTTACACCAGCCCAAATCACTATCGTGGGCAAGGATTTGTTGGAGCAGGCACTTACTGGATACGTTGAAAAATACAAGAACTACACCGTCACGGCAGAAACGTTTGAAGACGATGCTAAGGTCCGAGCTGAGTTAAACAAATTGCAGAAGAAGGTCAAGTCAGCTGTTAAAGAGAAATTGGCAGATTACAACAAGCCCATCGACGAAGTCAAGGCTTGGGTGGACGGCTTGTTGGAACCTATTGTCAAAATCGGCAAGTCGATTGACGAAGGTGTGAAGGCGTTTGAAGAACAGGAACGACTTAAACGCGCCAAAACCATTGAGGAACTATTCCATAAAGCTATTGCAAGCACAGGAAAAGACATTGACATCCGTTTGTTCAGCAAGTATTTTGATGAGTTTTCTAAGAAGACGTGCTTTATGGCTGACAATGTTCGCCCAAATAAAGCCACAGTCAATATGGTTGCCAGCTTGGTAGAGGAAGAAGTGGCCAAGAAGGAAGAATATGAGTCGGCTTTAATAAAAATAACAGAGGCAGCAGCCAAAGCAGACTTCGGTCCAGCTCCTTACGTACGTAATTTTGAACAAGGAGCAAGCTTGGCTGACATCTTACAGGCAATTGCTGATGACAAGGCTCTGGCAGATAGAACCCGTGAGGAAGTTAGGCGCAAGCAACAACTGGCAAAACGGATTGAAGAGATGACTGCTATTGCAGAAAGCAAGGGACTAGATCCGAAAAAGTATGCTGATATGCTCGAATCAGGGGTGTCCGCCCTAGCAGTACATGAAGAACTTGTCAATGACGCAAGAAAATGGCAAGAAGAGTAGGACCGAATGGAACAGGAATTCCTAGGTCAACATGGAGCTATTTGCGGAAATGCTCAAAATCGTCAAAATTCTGACGAAATTCAACGAGAAAATATGTCAGAGGGCAAATATACCTCCGAACAGAAAAACGCGTCAGAGGACAAAATAGTACTGAATAAGAAGGTGGTCAAATGGCAAGGTGATTTCAGAATTACTTTCCCAGACGGAGAGACTGCTAAGTTATTCGGTGGTAAGGGTGGTTTGTATGAACAACATGGGATAGTTGTTGAGAAATTAGGAGAATGGGTAAAAATCAATGACTAAACTAACTGAAGAAAATTACTACAAAGACCGTCAATGGTTGTCTAATTCTCGCTTTAAGGCTTATATGGACTGCGAAGCGAAAGCTAAAGCCATGGATGATAAGGAGTGGACGGACAAGCGTGATGACACGGCTTTGCTTGTTGGGAATTACGTCCATACCTACTTTGAATCCGAAGAAGCTCACGCTAAGTTTGTTGACGCCAACAAAACTAGGATGATTTCAAGCCGTGGAGCGACTAAGGGCGAGCTGAAGAAAGAGTTCCAAGTCGCCCAGAACATGATAGATGCTCTGAAAGATGACAAGGATTTCTTGCCTCTCTATCACGGCAACCCAGGCGACGATGTCCGCAAGGAGATGATTTTAGAAGGCGAAATCTTCGGTATCAAGGTCAAGGGTAAGGTGGATAGTATCAACTTGACTGAAGGCTATTTTGTGGATCTAAAAACTATGAAGACCATCCGTGGTCTTGAATGGTCTGACGTGGAACGAAAGAAAATGCCTGGAGCTGCTGCTAACATTTTAGGTTTTCGCTACGATGTCCAGCTGGGGCTGTATCAGGAATTGTTGCGACAAATGGGCTATCCAAATTTTGTACCGTTCGTCGTCGCAGTCAGTAAGGAAGACGTGCCTGACAAAATGCTTGTCGATTTCCCGCAATATCGCTTGGATGAAGGTCTGCAATTTTTCGAAAATAACGTTGAACGTGTTGCCGGTATTATTGCAGGCGAAATCAAGCCGAAAGGTTGCGGAAATTGTGATTATTGTCGAAGCAAGCGAACCCTGGACCGTGTCATCAATTTAGATGATTTGATTGCGGGGATATTTTAAAAAAATGTATTTTAACAAGCTGGGTATCCTTGTAAAACTGCAACCTAGAAAGCGTCAACTCACAGTTATTTTGGACGAATAGACAGTGAGAATTTCGTAGGGCCTGGTGTTATATTAGCTTTCACTCACAACCAGGCCTATTTTTTAGGACTAGATTATGAACGAATTAAAAGAAAAAGCACTGGCAAAGATGCTGGACGAAATGAACAAGGAACACAGCCCGTCAGAGGACCATGTCCATAATTGGCTGTGTGAGCAGGAAGACGATGAGCTTTTCCAAGGTATCCTGAAGGATGGCTATACAATCAAATCATCTTTGGAATACGCTAAGAAAAAGGCTAGGGAATTCGCTCAGAATGGTGTTGCCTGCATTGATGACCAAACCGTGTTCGGTTGGGTTCGAGAGTATTTCTTTTCCAATAGCAAATTGGAGAATATTAGACAAGTACCAGTTGAGCCAGTTTCCAAGAAAAAAACTAAGCCGGCTAAATCAGCTACAGCCAAAGCCCGTCAGGGTATCTGGCCAGATGAAGCTACCAAGCCAGATAAACCCAAAAAATCCACGAAAGGTGTAGTCGAAAATCAAATGAGCATTTTTGACTTTTTGGATGAAGCATGAAACCAGAGCAATGTAAACGTGAAGCAGAGCGAAGATTAAAACCGCCCAAAGCATTTTGGGATTGGTGCTACTCGCAGATAACGACTTACAAATGGTACAACAAGCACGAAACCATTGTGGCCAGCGATTTGAAGTTAGGTTACTGTATCGAGAAGCGATTGACAAAAGCATCGAAGCTGACTTTCTTTGATAAGCATTACTTTTTCTCGGTTGTCTTGTCCACAGCCAAACGGATTGAAATTCAGTCATACATGTTTTCTTCCAGTTTTGACAACGGTAAGCAATCAATCAATTTTGAAATGACAAACCTGGAGCGGTTCGAGGGTGGCAAGCACATCAAGATTGGTTGTGCGAATAATGACCAGTACCTGCCATTCCTGATTGAAAACTACTACGGATCTGGTCCATACACTGGCAATAAATTTTATCCGAACAATTGGAACAAGCAGCTGAAGACGATTTCTGAATTAAGGTACATCAAATTTGACAGGATTGGTTACCATCAAATTGAACGCCTGTACAAATATCGATATGAGATTGAATTTGCTCAGAAAATCGGTGCAAATCGTTTGGCCGACGAAATAATGTTTCCATACGCTTTTACGAGATTAGGGTATAAAAAAACGGTTGATATGCGCACTCTCAATCGTCGCTGGCTACAGAAAAACAAGCAATTTTTCAAAAATTCGGACCGTAGTTTCAGTGAATTCGAACTGGCTCGTAGAATTGGCCAACGAAATGGAAAGCTTGTCCCAGGTATAGAAAAACACTTGGACTACCAGGATATCAAGCACATTCCAGCAGGTGTCGGGATCAATAAATTTCAAAACTGGGTTATTAAAAACCGGATAAATTTTCGTGAGTATAAAGACTACTTGAATATGCTGACTGAAATGGGTATAGACCCAGAAGGCGATGCGATGATTGTACCAAAGGACTTTGCTGCCATGCATCAACACACTGTCGGGCTCTATAATCAATTCCGAGAAGAACAGCGTAGACTTCAACGAGCAGAACAGAACCGTGCTCAGAGAGAACGTGAGAAACAGCTTGAAGCTGAATTTAAGCGTCGAGATACTTTTGATATGACACTTGCAGGGTACACTTTCCATGTTCCGTCGCGAGTTGCTGAGTTGATTTACGAGGGTAAGAAACTACACCATTGCGTCAGCTCATATACTGAACGGCATCTCAAGGGGAAAACAATGATTGTCTTTGTCCGTCTGGCTAGCAGGCCTAACACGCCACTCTATACACTTGAGGTCAATCTGGGGCAGATTGTCCAGTTCAGAGGAAAATACAATAGGGATGTTCCTGAAGAAGTTTGGAACGTCGCTAAAGAGTGGCTTCAAGTCACAAAACAAGAAAAAGTTGCATAAGGAGAACACATGATTACAAAAATTAACGTACCAAAAACATCAATCGTCATTGAGATTGAAAAAAAGGAAATCAAAATCGAAAACTTGATCGATTACGATATCAAAATGATTTTCAGAAACCAGGATGCAGAGCCGTCTTTGGATGAGAACGGAGATATCTTTGAACCACTTTACTGGCTTGACATCAAGGCAAAACCAATCGAAGAAATCGAGTATCACAGTAGCCTGGGCGTCAAGAAAGAAAAACGAAGACTTGCGGAATTACAAATCTTCTTCGAATACATTGAAGCGAACAAGCGAAATCTTTTTGATCTCTGCGGATTGAGAGGTGAATTGAGTTGAGCAATCTAACATTGTCACTAGATATTTCAACTGCTGGGACAGGATGGGCCATTTTCCGTGGCTCAGACCTTGTCCAAAGCGGTGTACTGAAGCATAAAAGCAAATCATACTTTGAACGTGGTCGCTATATGGCCAGCGAGTTACGAGCCATCCAGTCGCGGGCTTTACAAAAATTCGACTGCCCATTTGAGACAATCATTGTCGAAAAAAACAATGTCATGGGACCAAACCAACAATCTATGATGAGCATCGGTATCGTGACCGGTCTCATTCTAGGGAGATTGATTGCGGACCAGGTAGTCTTTGTTAATGTGTCTACTTGGCGAAAACATTGGAAATTTAGCTACAAGGACCGCAGCAAGAAATCAATGAAGGCTCAATCAGTGGCGAAAGCGGCCGAAAATTTCAAAAAGGCAGTGAAAGATGATGAAGCAGATGCTATCTTGATTGGCTCGTATTTTGTTGAAGCAGGAATTGAGAACAGCCAGCTAGAAAAGCATGTTGTACGGTAAGGAGGAAGTTGAGTGAAAGAAACTGTAAAATTCACAGCAAATATGATTATAGTGTTGCTTGCCGCTTTAGGAATTATCTACATGATTTATCAAGCAGGTTATCAAGCTGCTAAAAACGAACAGCAACCAGTGATTGTCTATCAAGTAGATAACGCAGGCGGTGTGATGGTTGGGCAAATCACAGACAAGGAAATCATCGAGGGACGCTACACAGTCACTGCTCATGCCTACGGGAAGTTTCTAGTTACAAAGGAACAGTATGAGGCTATCAAAGTTGGTGACCCAATCCCTGAGTATTTAAAAGGACGGAAACAATGAATAAGCAGGAAGCGATTGAGAAGTTAACAGAGATAGCAAATGGTACTGGTTGGATTTCTCACAAATCAGCATGTAATGTCGTAGTTCAAATCCACGAACCGCAGCAGGTTGTGGTGCCGAAGTTTGTGGCGGAGTACATCGAGAGGTGCAAACAATCTGGTTGGCATTTGCAATTGGATATTCGGCTACGAAGTCGAGCAGGAGCCTCTGTATGTTGTGACAGATGGCAACAAGCTTTATTTGAAAGAGTTTGATGAGCGGAACGCAGTCATTATCATTGATGATGTTGTAGGCGCGATAGACTATGCTAAGCGATACTCTGACAAAACCGAAGCACAAAAAGCTGCTGATGAGCTAGGATGGGTTGTGAAGGAGGTGGAGTGATGAGACAATTATTAAGGTCTGTCGGATTTATGCTGATAATTTATTCGTTTGTCCCTAACACTATCCACGAGATGACGCTCGCTCAGAAGATAATGTTTGGATTAGGGGCTAGTTGGCTATTTTTCGAAGGAGGCAGAAAATGATACCGAAGTTTAGAGCATTTTACGAAGGTAAGATGTATGGAGTTAAAGCTGTAATCTGGACCAGTCGCGGATTGTACGTGACGTTGGACGAGGGCAACAAGGCTGGCAGGCGTGTGCGTGGTGCGAAACTCATGCAATCCACAGGGCTGTTTGATGTCAACGGCAAGGAGATTTTTGAGGGGGATGTTATTCGTGTAAACTATACTGACGATGATTCTCCCTGGACAGACGCTATTATCTGGAGTCCAAAGGATTGCGCTTGGTATTTAAAATCAAACAAAGAATTGCTAGGATTTGCAATGGACGAACCGGACATAATTGTCGAAGTTATCGGCAACATCTATGAAAATCCGGAATTGGTGGAGGAGGAATAATGGCAAGCGAATATGTGAGATTGCATATCATGAAGCACGCTTTGGAACATTATATCAAGCGTGAAGGTGCTTCAGAGAAGGATATTAGACAAGAGAAAAAGGTGCTGGATGATGTTGTTGAAGAACTTGAAAACTTTAAAGACTTTATCAATTCTGGGTGCTCAGGAGGTTGTTAATGGAAAAACTGGAAGCAATTAAGTGTAGTGATCAAAAACTTGAAATCTATCTTACTGATGGAGATTTGGAAGCAATTGCAAATGGACACGAAGTAGTGATTCCCCTTTACACAAAGAATAGGCCAGTCAAACAAGTTAGTATTAGACCGGCTTTAAGACAAGACCTTCTCAATCCGCTTGTTAATTTTGATAATAAACTTATGAGTCAAACCGATTTAATAGCTAAAGATTTCGGGCATCAAATTGTTGCTGATACATTTAAATTATGATTGGAGAAGTAATGAAACCTAAGAAGTATCCGTACTCAGGAAGAAATAGATTGGTTAGGAAGGAAATGCCAAGGTTTGTGAAACTTGGCTCGGTTGCGTTATGTAAAAAAATGATAGATAGTATTGAGGGTATTCGTAGTGAGAACAGCTATATTACTGTATTAATTCTCAAAATACCCAAACCATTTTTATCCTATGAGGAAAAAACAATTAAGGTACGCTTGCCGTTCGGTGAAGTAGTAAGCATTCTGAATCAATATTAAACAAAAAAAGCCAAGGCACTCTCTGCCCTGACTGTGGTTTCGCTAACAATATTATACCACAAAGGAGACAGAGAGTGAACAAGGCTAAAGAGCTCTTGAATGAGCTACAAAATTTGGATGAAGAGATACAGAATCGAATTGATGAACTTGCTAATCTTGAAGCTAGTTTACTTTCTAGTCCTAAAATGAACGTGAATAAGGTTCAAGGTGGTCAGAAGATTCAATTAGATGAACGTTACATTGATATTTTTAGCATGCAAGATTCCTTGAAAGAGTATATGAAAGATGCTACTGAAGAAGCTATCAAACGCAGAATTGAATTGAGTAGGCTGATTGATAAAATGCCAAAACCTGCAAGTCGAACAATTCTAAGGATGGTGTATATTCAGAAAGCAAGCGTATATGATATGATTGAGTTTTTACAATGCAGCAAGACTACTTTCTACAAAAAGAAGAAAGATGCAATCCGTGAACTAGGTGCTGTAATTGACAAAAGTGAACTAAAGTGAACTAGTCTGTAGCGCACTGGTCAAACAATCGTGCTATTATAGTATCATCAAGAAATAAGGGTAAGGCAGTAAGCCTTACCGGTTGTGGGAACGAGAGTCTGCGCAACGCATCTTTGTGATGTAGGCAGGTTGGATTCCTGTCGTTCCCTTTGAGTGTTTGTGTCCCAGAATGGGGTAAGTCGTTGGACGAGAATTCATATATCACTCATTAACTTTGAAATGGTTGCGGATGCGACTAGGCTCTGCATGATTGCGCAGCTACTTATATCCTAGGTAAGTTATAAGCTGGGTGGTTTGATTCCGCTAGGGGTCTTTCTCCTATATTTTTCCCACACAATGAAGTGTGGGTTTTTATTTTATTGAGGAACGGAGGTGGTGGACATAGCTAAATATACAGATTGGGTAACAGAAGAAGGATTACTTATGATATCTGGTTGGGCTAGAGATGGCCTCACCGACAAAGATATCGCATACAATATGGGTGTTAGTGAAAGAACTCTAACGGATTGGAAAAAAAGATTTTCTGCTATTTCTTCCGTCCTTAAAGAAAGCAAAGAAGTGGCTGACAGACGTGTTGAAAATGCTTTGCACAAAACAGCTATTGGTTTTTATTACGAAGAAGATATGGTCACAAATCAAGGAGAAGTTGTTTCTGTTAGAAAGTACAGCAAACCGAATACGACAGCCCAAATATTTTGGTTGAAGAATCGCAAATCAGAGTGGTCTGACAAACAAGAAATAGAACATTCTGGAACGGTGGTGTTTGCAAATGAATCAGACATCCCAGATTAAAGTCAATCTGCCAGATATAGTCGGTAAGGGTTATGGTCAGTTTTGGCGGTCTAAGAACTTCTACCGAGTTGTCAAAGGTGGTCGGGGTAGCAAGAAATCAAAAACGACTGCTCTATACTACATTGTCGCAATCTTGAAACATAATTGGGCTAATCTTTTGGTTGTCCGTAGATTTTCAAACACTAATAAGCAATCAACCTACACAGACTTAAAGTGGGCAGCGAACAGATTGAAAGTATCACACTTGCTTAAGTTTAACGAGAGCCTACCAGAGATTACGGTTAAGGCGACAGGTCAGAAAATACTATTTAGAGGCCTTGATGATCCGTTGAAAATTACATCCATTACCGTTGACACAGGCTTGCTATCGTGGCTTTGGCTGGAAGAAGCCTATCAAGTCGAAAATCAGGATAAATTTGAAACGCTGGTCGAGTCTATTCGTGGCTCAATCGATGTACCAGACTTTTTCAAGCAGATTACAGTCACTTTCAACCCGTGGTCTGAAAGGCATTGGCTGAAATCTGCTTTTTTTGACGAAGATACCAGGAAGAAGGATGTCTTTGCAGACACGACAACATATCGTGTAAATGAATGGCTGGACCAACAGGATATAGACCGCTACGAGGATTTGTGGCGAACAAATCCAAGGCGTGCCGCTGTTGTTGCTAACGGCGACTGGGGTGTTGCTGAAGGGCTTGTGTTCGAGAATTACGAAGTCAAAGACTTTGATATAGTCAGCACGATTAAGCGAATAGGCGAGACAACTGCTGGCCTTGACTTTGGTTTCACCCATGACCCGACGACATTTCCGCGGTTAGCAGTTGATTTGGATAATAGAGAGCTATGGATCTATGCTGAACACTATGAACATGCCATGACAACGGATGACATCTTCAAGATGATTGTAGATGCTGATATGCAGAACGCTGTGATTACAGGTGATAGTGCTGAGCAACGGTTGATTGCAGAGTTGCAAGCAAAGGGTATCAGACGGCTTGTGCCATCTATCAAGGGCAAAGGCTCGATAAACGCTGGAATAGATTTCATGAAGCAATTTAAAATCTACATTCATCCGTCTTGTGTGAAAACAATTGAAGAGTTTGACACCTACATCTACAAACAGGACAAAGATGGCAAGTGGTTGAATGAACCGATTGATAGCAATAACCACATCATTGATGCGATACGCTATGCGTTGGAACGGTATCACATTCAGACTTCAAAACTAAATGTTGACAAAACTATTAAGAAAATCAATAAACTGTTCAGGAGGTAAGGAGTGGACAAGGTAAATGAATTTGAACACGGCATTGATTCCGTGACGAAGATTAGGAACGACAGCTTGGTTTTTTCAGATTTGGCTAACGAGCAATTCAGGTACAGTAGTGTAGGTGATTTGTTGAATACTGACAAGGGCAGAAAGGCTTTCCGGGATATGCTGGCAGCCTTTTTTGGTAGTCAGAAACAACGCTTGGCAATTCTTGCCTCGTATGCTCAAGGGGATAATTTCAGCATCCTTTCCGGACATCGACGTCTGGATGATGAAAAGGCAGACTACCGAGTCCGGCACAAATGGGGTGGCTATATCTCCAGCTTTGCGACAAGTTACGTCATTGGAAATCCTGTAAGCATCGGTGTGATGGAGGGCGGTTCTGCTGATCAATTATCAACAATCAAAGACATTGAGTGGCAGAATGACATCAACGCTTTGAACAGTGACCTTGCTTTTGACGCTTCAGTCTATGGCCGTGCTTATGAATATCACTTCAGAGATAAGGACAAGGTCGACCGTGTGGTCTTAATCAGTCCGCTTGAAATGTTTGTTATTCGTGATTTGACAGTCGAACAAAACATCATTGCAGCAGTGCATTTGCCAATCTATGCGGATAAGGTTAACATGACGGTCTATACGAAAGACCAGGTTATTACCTACAAGCCGTATTCGAACAATTCTGTTCGGTTGGTAGTGGATGATGTCAAAAAACACAGCTACAATGATGTGCCAGTAGTGGAGTGGTGGAACAACCGTTTTAGAATGGGTGATTATGAAAGTGAGATATCGTTAATTGATGCTTACGATGCTGGACAGTCTGATACAGCTAATTACATGAGCGACTTGAACGATGCTATGTTGCTAGTCAAGGGTGACTTGGACGGAATTAAGCTATCTCCAGAAGATGCTGCTAAGATGAAAGATGCGAACATGCTCTTTTTGAAAACAGGGATCAGTGCCACTGGTCAGCAAACCACAGCGGACGCTAGTTACATTTATAAGCAATATGACGTTAACGGCACAGAGGCTTATAAAAACCGCCTGGCAAATGACATTCACCGTTTTAGCCGTATTCCAAACCTTGATGATGACCGCTTTAATTCAACTTCTTCAGGGATTGCTCTGCTTTACAAGATGATTGGACTTGAGCAGGTCCGAAAAGACAAGGAAACCTACTTTACTAAGGCTTTGCGTCGCAGGTACGAGCTTATCAGCAATATCCACAAAGCCATCAATGGTCCGGTAATTGAGGCAAACAAGTTGACCTTTACTTTCCACCCGAACATTCCACAAGATGTCTGGACAGAAATCAAGGCTTACATCGAGGCAGGTGGCGAGATTTCCCAAGAGACACTTATGGAGAATGCTAGCTTTACTGACTACAAGACTGAACACAGCCGAATCTTGAAGCAAGGCGGGTCAAGTGACTTTGAAATCGGTCAGATTGTAGGTGATGCAGATGTCGGACAAGCAGATAAGGAATAATCAACGGTACAATGCGGAGCGAAAAGCTCAAGCTGAGTTGATGAAGCGAGACCTGGACCGTGACAAGATGCTGGCTCAAATCTATCAAGAGTCATTTGACCGTATGCAAAGGGAAATCGACGGCTTCTACATGCGTTACGCTAGTAAAGAAGGTTTGACCAAGCAAGAAGCCATGAAGCGTGTTTCTGAAATGGATGTGACCAAGTTCAATGCCAAGGCTGCTAAAGCTGTCAAAGAGAAAGATTTTAGCCATGCAACGAATGAATGGCTGAAAGTCTATAACCTTAAGATGAAAGTCAGCAGACTGGAACTTTTGAAGGCTGAACTAACACTTGAAATCCAAAATTTGACCGCTGAGGTTAACGAGGTCTTTGATAAGGCACGGGCAGATGAATACTTGAACGAATACAAGCGTCAAGCAGGTATTTTGGGCATTTCATCCAGCGGAGCGAAAAGACGCATGCAGGCGATTTTAGATGCTGATTTCTACGGTCAGAATTTTTCTGCTAGAGTTTGGGGCGGTCTTGGACTTCGTGCCACACTTCAGAGAGAGGTGTTTGGTTCGCTTAACCGTATTTTTACCGATATGATGGGCTACAAGCAAGAAATGAAGCGACTAGCCAAGAAATACGGCACAAGTGAACAGAATGCTAAACGCTTGCTGAAGACTGAGATAGCACGGATTAATGCTGATACGCAGTATAGCATGCTCAGAGATAATGGCTTTACTCATATGATCTTCGTGGCAGAACCTGGAGCATGTGATTTGTGTGGACCTCTGGATAAGGTGGCAGTTCCGATTGATAAGGTGGAAAAAGGGGTGAATTTCTATCCCATGCACCCTAATTGTCGCTGCTCTGCTTATGGACATATCAAGATGGACTACAAGGTAGGCGGAAGCACGCTTGACCGTGAAGCTCCAAATGGTGTTTGGGGCGAGGATAAGCAAACAGAAGCTGAGAAGACTAGTCAGAAACAGATTTCAGGAACAGGTCGGAAATTACTTGCTTTTGAAGAAAACGAAGAATCTATCTATTCGTTTGATTTTATAGATTTAAGTAATCCAGAAAACCATACGCTTGAAAACTTTGAACAGATACTCTCAAGAGCCAAGGCGGTTGTAGAGGATTATAAAAAACAAACAGGAATTGACTTGGTTTCTGAATTTAATAACAAAAATTTTAGGTCAATGTCTAATCCATATGATGATAATAAAGCAAAATTTCTCAAATTTTTGTATAATAAGATTGGGTATGATGCCAAACCACAAAAACTTAGTGATACAAAAGGCTACAACTTATTTTATAGAGGTATTACAGGTAGCAAAGAGACCGGTTTAGCCGCAAAAGATTTCTATAATAGACTTGTTGACGGTGAATATGATTTCTCTGGTGCTATGTCGTCTATGGTTGGTCGCGGTATTTATTTCAGTATCGAACAACGAATGGGCCAAGTTTATGCAAAAAATGGCATATTAGCTGAAATGTATTTCCCAAAAAATGCTAAAGTCATAGATGATCAAGTTTTAAAAAGTTTCAGAAATGCTTTCTCGAATGAACAATTATCTAATCCTGAATTAGCGGCAATCAACGACCTAATAAACTATGATATTGGACCTAAGATTAATGTGGCTGGAGATAGACATTTTGATTTTTGGGCAATTTTTAGTGGTCACGATGCAGTTCAAAGAGATAATTATGAGATATTAGCAGTGTACAATCGTGGTGTTTTGGGGGTGAAAGATAATGATTAAAACTACATACTCTTTATTAATCTCAGCAGTTGGTCTGATTGAAAATACAGAAAAGTATAAGGATTTTGATGTGTTTGACCAATTAAAAAAAATCACTCGTCGCCTAGATATGAAAAATGCACCGAATTTCTATCCAATTACATTAGATGATTTTTCTGACACGTCTATAAGTGATGAAGATAAAGCGATATTATTTGATTTTATCAAGCAAAACCAAAACAAGTTAGATGAGCACGAAGACTCATTTGATATTTTTGTACAGTTAGCACCTAGAGAAATCTAAGTGCTTTTTTTGTACCTAAAAAAAGGAGGGAGTATGTATCAACTAAGTAAAATAAAAAAATGGTTCGTCAAGACTTTCTTATGTGTTCATGATTTTTGGTTCAAAGATTTAGGGCATTATAAGATTGATTTTTATTATTGCAAAAAGTGTGGTAAGGTCACTAAAAGATTATAATTTCTGGAAAGGAGGTCGTTATGAACAAGCGTATCAAGAAGAAATGGTTGCGGATTGAGAGATTAGAAAACAAAGTCGCTCAATTGACAGCGGAAAATATTTTATTAACTGATGCTCTACGAAATCATGCAGATAATATCAGAGATTTGTATGACATCGTTAAACGCAATGCCCAGGCTACAAATTCAAGATTTGACAAAATCGAGAAGGAAGTGGCCAATAGCAATGCCAAGAAGTCTTGGTTTAGTCGTAAATAAAGGAGTAAAAAATGCGTTATCGTAAGAAACCTGTTGAAATTGAAGCAGTTCAGTGGAACGGTAGAAATTTTGAAGATGTTTACAGTCTTTGTGGTAGAAGTCAACTTAACTATGACGAAGAAACAAACACGTTGTACATTTTGACTTTGGAAGGTGTAATGCGAGCTGACGAAGGCTGTTATATTATTAAAGGTATCCACGGAGAAATATATCCATGTAAGGAAGATATTTTCAATGATACTTATGAGGCGATTGGACCCCAAAATATTGTTGGTTTTCGCAGTGTTTTGGATTCTATGTGAGGAGGTGATCGCTCATCTTGACAGCAGGAAAGACTGCTTGAAACTACTCTAAATTACTTAAAACTGGTCGAAATTGACCAGTTTTCTTTTTGTCCAAACCGTGCTAGTGACGTTAATCCTTGCATGAGATAGTGGGAGGTTGCCACGTTAAAAGCGTAAGAAAGGAGCCAGAACATGGCAGATGAAAACAATAATCCAGCAGTTGAGCATGAACAAGGTCAAAACGGACAAGCTAGCAATCCACAAGAACCTGAAAAAATGGTTTCACTTGCTGAAATGCAACGTCGTTTGAAGCAGGCTGAAGAAAAGCATGCAAAAGATACGGCTGATGCAATTGAAAAGGCCCTTGAGAAGTACAAGGCCGAGTCTGAGTTGACAGGCAAGGAGCTTGAAGCCTACCGTCAGAAAGAAGCGGAAGCTGAAAAGCAAAAGATGCTTGATGAAATTGACCAACTCAAAAAGGATAAGGTCAAACGTGAGCTGACGGATGAAGCCATCAAGTCTCTATCCAGTCGTAAATTGCCAGTTAATGACAAGGTGCTATCGTTTGTGGTCAAAGATACGGCAGATGATACCTTGCAGGCCATATCAGATTTTGAAAGTATTATCAGCGAAATCAAGGCTGAGTACACGCAATCCGATCCACCGATGATGTCGTCTTCATTCGGCGGTGAATCAACTACTAAGAGCCGTGGCGACATTTTCCGAGGCTCTCGCATTATCAAATAAAGGAGTCAATAAATGACAGTACAAACTTTTAATCCAGAAAATGTCCTCGTATCACAGAAGAAAGACGGGACATTGCACAAAGAATTTACAGACATCATCATGAAAGAAGTTGCTCAAAACTCTCTTGTCATGCAGCTTGGTCAGTATCAAGAAATGGAAGGTGAGCAAGAAAAAACTGTCTACGTTCAAACAGACGGCATTTCAGCTTACTGGGTAAATGAAACTGAGAAAATCAAGACTGACAAACCAGAAGTAGTGCCAGTGACTTTGAAAGCTCACAAACTCGGTATCATCTTGGTAACATCCCGTGAAGCTCTCAATTACACTTGGAAAAAATTCTTCGAAGACATGAAACCTCAAATCGTTGAAGCATTTTACAAGAAAATTGATGAAGCTGGTCTGCTTGGTCATGATACACCTTTTGCAAACTCAGTTGCTAAGGCTGCTAAAGATGCAAATAAAGTTATTGGCGGTCCTATCAATTACGACAACATCTTGAAGTTGCAAGATACTCTCTATGATGCAGATGTTGAGCCGAATGCGTTCGTGTCTAAAATTCAAAACCGTTCCGCACTTCGTGAAGCTCGTGACGGCAACAAAGTGTCTATCTATGACAAGGCTGCAAATACCATTGATGGTATCACTACCGTAGATCTTAAATCTGCACGTTTTGAAAAAGGTGACCTGCTCGCTGGTGACTTTGACAATCTGATCTACGGTGTGCCATACAACATCACTTACAAGATTTCAGAAGAAGGTCAAATCTCAACTATCACTAATGCAGATGGCACTCCAATCAACCTCTTCGAACAAGAGATGATTGCTATCCGTGCCACAATGGACATTGCTGTAATGATCACGAAGACAGATGCATTTGCTAAATTGACAGCTGCTGAGCGTGTCTAAGAAAGGAGCTAATTTATGGCTTATATCGTAACAAAGAATATTTTGGACAGTAAGGACAATAACCGTCTGTATGAAAAAGGCGAAACCTATCCTCGTCCAGATTTAACAGTATCTGATAACCGCATTAAGGAATTGCTTGGTAAAGGTGCTATTGTTTCTGATAGTGCTGAGGGGGATTTATCTCTCGAACCAAAAGATGAAGACAATGAAAAAGACCCAAGTGCCAAGGAACTGAAAGCTAAACTTGATGAACTTGGTATCAAATACGGTTCCCGTGCAAGCAAGGATGAATTGAAAGCCTTGCTAGAAGGTGCTGAGGGGGAATAATCATGGATACTACCCAACTCGAAAAAATCAAGCGTCGGTTGGGTATTCCAGCTGACGATGATAAAGAGGATAAATTACTAGAGGATTTGGTAGAAGATGCAGAAACTTACTTCAAATTGCTCACATCGTCTGCAGTTGTTGATAGTAAGTATCACTTCATGATTGAGGCTGTCGTCTACAAACTCTACGGTCGTAAGGGGTCTGAGGGAGTCACATCTGAAACTGTTGATGGCTATTCGGTCACCTATCAGGAATGGGATAACCTCTTCAAACCTTACATGGCTATTTTGAACAAGGATTTTGGTTTGGACGGTTCTATCCGAGAGAAAGGCAAGGTGATGTTTCTATGAAGACACCTCACCGCATTACTCTTATCAGGGAAACTGAACAGCCAAAGTACAATCCTGATACCAACAGCTATGATGAAACAGAGGGAGTTGAAACAGTCGTGCCTTGTTTGGTGAACTTCATTTCGCAAGCAAGGGTCTTGAAAGAGTACGGAAATCAGACGGATGTCATCATGATTTGCCGTTTCCAGCAAGCACAGGAACCGTTCCAATCCGCTATCTATGATGGTAGTAAGTATATCCCTATGGATCAGATTGATGCGCCCATCAAAGGTGCTGTTAGATTGAAGAAGGTAGGTGGTTAGATGGCTATCAAATGGCAAGGTATGGAGAGGCTAGTAGCAACTATTAGCAACGCCCATCCAAAGGCTGTCGATCAGTCTTTGAAAGTCCTGAAGAACAACGGGGAGAAAGGAAAAAGAATTGCCCAACAGTTGGCGCCCAAAGATACCGAGTTCTTGAAAGACCACATAACAACTTCTTACCCTGGAATGGAAGCTCATATCCATGGAGAAGCAGGGTATGAAGGGTATCAGGAATATGGGACCCGGTTTCAACCAGGCACTCCACACTTTCGGCCCATGATGGAGCAAATTCAACCACAATTCCAGAAGGATATGACCGATGTCATGAAAGGAGCTTTCAAATGACCCCTAACCATGCATTATTCAGACGGCTTTTTGCTATCAGTAACATTAGGGTTGATACCTATGATTTCTTACCAGATGCAAAGAGTGCTTATCCCTTTGTCTACATAGGCGAAAATAACGGCTCTGACAGCTCAAATAAGGACCTGCTTGGTAGGTTAAGGCAAACAGTCCACCTTTACGGTTTACGGACGGATAGGGCGAATCTGGACGATATTTCAGCCTATTTAGAGTCCGAGGTCAAACGTGCTCATGATGGATATGATTATCACTTGTATCATGTCGAAACCTCAAAGCAAATTATCCCAGATAACACAGATGTCCAGCCTTTGCTCCACATTGTGCTGGACTTTACTTTTGATTACACAAAAAAGGAGAACTAAATGGAACTAATCCAAGGTAAAGACCTGGTCGTTTTCTTCCGTCGAGTGATTGACCAGAAGAAACAAGATGCAGGCAAAGTACGTTTCCAAGTGGAACACACAATCAACTCTGAAAAAGAAGTTGAAACGACAATCACAAAAGACGGTGTTGTGAATAGTATTACTGATGGTGAAACCAGTGGTGATTTTACATCGTTGGCTTATCGTGAAACTGATCCAGACACAGTCAATATGTGGCATGAAATGCGCAAATGGTATCTTGCGAAAGACAAGGTCGAAGTTTGGCAGGTTGACCTTGGCAGCAAGCGACAACATGAAGGTAAGGAAGTCTATGATGTTGACTACTACCAGGGCTACTTCAAAAACTTTGAAATTTCTGCGCCATCTGATGACAAGGTAGAGCTGTCTTACGAAATGACAATGGATGGCAACGGTGTTCAAGCTGTTGATTCGTTGACAGCGACACAAAAAGCAGCCGTTGAAGCAGCACAATACGATTACCATACACTTGCTAAAGAGACGGAAGTTTCTGGCTCAAGTGTTTAATTTTAGGGGCTTTATGCCCCTTATTTTTTAATAAGGAGTAAATGTAAATGATTTTAAAAATTGGTGGACGTGAATACACATTGCGTTTTGGTCTTGGTTTTTTGCGTGAGATGAACAAGCTTCATTCAGCGGAGCTTGAAGGGATGAAAACCGGATATGGTGCTATGACACTTTTCAACGCTGGTCAAGCCCTCAATGATCCGATGGCTTTTGTGGACATTATCAAGGCTGGAACAGTTACCGAACCACAAAAACCAAGCAATGAAGCAATTGAAGCTTATTTGGAAGAGTTGATTACCAACGAAACTTATGACAAAACCATTAAGGAAGTGGTTGATGAGTTAAAAAAATCACCCCTACTCAAAAAAGCAATGAACCTAGTCGAGTAGGGGAAAGAAAAACATCGACGTCAAATTTTGGTTACGATGAAGCTATTGCCCTCTTGATTGCAAGGCATGGTATGACCTATATTGAGGCAGCCAACACGACTTTGGAGGAGTTTTATATCTACAATACCGCTTATGCTATTCAACAGGAAGACAGGAGACATCTTGCAGCGATACAAGCTTGGTTCAACCAGAGTGTGAAGGCCACCAAAGGAAAGGGCAAGCAAGCTAGATCAGCTTATAGGAAATTTGAAGATTTTTATAATCACAAAGAAGAATTTGATAAATTGTTCGAACCTGTACAGCCAGTCAAAAAAACTTTGAGTTTGGCTGATAAGAACAGGCTACTTAATCAAGCGATGAGAGGGGGAGGTTGATGGGAGCAACATTTGATGTCACGGCGATATTAAAAGCTAATGTATCGGATTTTAGCCGTGGGTTAAAAGAAGCGCAGATGTCTTTAGAGAGCCTCCGAAACCAAACAGGCTCAAGTCTTGATAAGGTTAGCAATACACTTTCTGCGGTTAGTGGTTCAATGATGGCTGTTGGGAAAAGTATGACTGCTGGATTTACTGTTCCTGTGGTTGGTGCAATTGGTGGAGTTGTAAAAGCCTACGCAGGATTAGAACAGGCTCTTGGTGGTGTTGAGACCATGTTTAAAGACTCAGCTAGTACCGTCGTTGCCAATTCGGAAACGGCATACAAACGTGCTGGTGTGTCTGGTGTTAAATACATGGAACAGGTCACGTCATTCTCTGCAAGCCTGCTTCAAGGTCTTGGTGGAGACACAGTAGAAGCTGCACGATATGCGGACATGGCAATCGTGGATATGTCTGATAATGCGAATAAGTTCGGTTCTAACATCCAGGATATCCAAAATGCATATCAAGGCTTTGCCAAAGATAACTACACCATGTTGGACAACTTGAAACTCGGTTATGGCGGTACTCAATCAGAAATGGCACGATTGGTCAATGAGTCAGGAGTCTTAAATGGTGAATTTGAGGCAACTGCTGAAAATGTCAAGGATATACCATTTGACAAACTCATTGAAGCAATCCACGTTACGCAAGAACGACTTGGAATTACAGGAACTACTGCCAAAGAAGCTAGTGAAACTGTATCCGGCTCTTTTGACTCAATGAAGGCAGCTGCTCAAAACCTTGTCGCTGGACTTGGTCAGAAAGATGCAGACATCAAAGGTCTATTGAGCAACCTAGGCGAAACAATCCAGAACTTCGTCCGAAATGTGAAAAATGTTGTTCTGACTATCTGGGATAACCTTCCTCTTTCCCCTTGGCAGAAGTGGCTTGGTCTGATTGCAGTTACAGCAGGGCCTTTTATGATGGTCTTTGGAACAATCGTTGGGGCTATTGAAAAAGTTGTCGGGGTAATCAGCGCAGTCTCGAAAGCTTTTGGCTTACTTAAGGCTGGTTTTATTGCAGCGCAAACAGGCGGAACGGCTGTGGCTGGTGTGTTTGGCACACTTGGTGGCATTATTGGAGGTATTACTGCTCCGGTCTGGGCTGTAATCGGGGTTATTGCTGCCTTAGTCGCAGGTTTTGTCTTGCTTTACAACACTAACGAAGAGTTTAGAACGAAAGTTCAGGCGGCCTGGGAAGCAATCAAATCAGCTATTAGCACTGCAGTCGAGGCTGTAGTGTCTTTTGTTATGGATTTGTGGGGACAGATGGTTGCCTGGTGGAACGAAAACCAGGAACTAATTAGACAAACTGCAGAGACAGTTTGGAATGCGATAAGAACTGTTGTAGAAACCGTCATGACTGCTCTGATTCCAATTGTGCAAACAGCCTGGGACCTTATTCTTGCTGTTGTGACAACTGTTTGGAATGTTATCAAGACAGTTGTTGATACAGGTCTGAAAGTTGTTCTAGGCATCATCAAAGCAGTTATGCAAATGATCAACGGTGACTGGTCAGGAGCCTGGAAAACTCTTAAAGGAGTGGCTGGAACAATCTGGGAAGGTATCAAGGCGCTTATACAGGTTGCGATTGATGGATTAGTTCAGATTTTTCAAACAGGTTTAGCATTCTTGAAGTCAATCTGGGATACAGTTTGGGGAACAATTATGGCAGTGGTTGGTCCAATTTGGGATTGGATCAAAACTACCGTTAGCAATGCAATTACAGCCGTTTGGGAAATCATCCAGAACATCATGACAAGCATCCAAACTACTTGGGATACAGTTTGGAATGCTATTTCAACAGTTGCAAGCAACATTTGGACGGCTATTTCGACTACAGTAATGTCTGTATTGACCACTATTTTGGGTTATATTCAAACCTATCTTGAATTAATCAAGGCAGTTTGGTCAGCTGCCTGGGAAATCATCAAGGCAGTTTTTGCAGCGATACTGTTAACGATTGTAGGACTTGTAACTGGGAACTTGGACCTAATCAAACAAGCTATTTCGAACGCTTGGGAGATCATAAAGACCAAAACTAGTGAGATTTGGAATGCTATTACAACGTTCTTATCTGGTATCTGGGAAGGTATCAAGACAGCCGCAAGCACGGCTTGGGAGTGGATTAAAACAACCATCAGCAATGTAATGACAACGATAAAGAGCAATATTGAAACAGCCTGGAATAACATCAAGACCTCGATTTCAAACGCTCTTAATAATATCAAGTCAGCGGCAGAAAACGCATGGAACAATATCAAATCAGCGATTTCTACAGCGATTGAAAATATCAAATCTACCGTTTCGAACGGTTGGAACAACTTGGTAAGTACAGTCACAAATGCTGGACCACGGATTGTTTCGGCAGTTCGAACTGGTTTTGACAATGCGGTTAATGCTGCCAGAAACTTTATCAGTAATGCTATTTCAGTCGGCGGAGATTTAATAAATGGTTTCGTTGAAGGTGTCAAAGGTGCAGCAGGTCGTTTGATTGATGCTGTTGGCGGTGCAGTTAGTGGGGCGATTGATTGGGCAAAAGGTTTGCTTGGTATCAAATCTCCGTCTCGCGTATTCCGTCAATTTGGTATCTATACCGATGAAGGTTTTGTGATTGGTATTGATAGTGGTGCTGGAAAAGTCATGAAATCTATGGCAGGAATGGCTCAAGGGGCTATCTCAGCCTTTACGGGTCAAGATGTTGCTGGTAGCCTACAAAGTGAATTAGGAGCTGTGGATGGTGAGTTAGGACGTTTAACAGCTTACGATCCATCTGTGTCATTTAACGGAGGAACGTTGACAGTTGGTCAGCAAGCGGCTGACATTGTGCTAAAAATGGGCAATACAGTCTATCGTGCCTTTACGGAAGACATCACAAATGCCCAGGAAATGGAATTGATTTTGGATCATTACTAGGAAGGAGAAAGCTATGTATCATTACGCTAGTTTGAAAAAAGTTGACGGAACTATAACGGCTTTCGAGCCTAGTGATAATATGTCCATCAACGGTGTGCCCCTCAATCAACTGGTTGAGGGCTACCGACATTTGACAGTGACAGGGAGGGGCTTGCTTGGTCAATCGGTCAAGACAGCCTCTATCCCTGGTCGCCGTGGTGTGTGGGTGGAAGATGTATCTGATGATGAACGGGTGCTTGAAATCAAGTACCAGCTGGAAGCTAAAACCAGTGCTGACATGCGGGATAGGTTTGCGAAACTCAACAGAATTTTACGGACTCTTGCAAGTAGCGGGTATCTGGAAATTACTTTCAAAGATGAACCGACTTACACCTATTACGGTTATTTCAGCGGAGCAGATGACATTGAGGAAAAATCCTTGTCTGTTGTCAGCAAATTCACTCTGATCGTGCCGGACGGCTACAAGAAGAAAAATGCCCAGAATTCCACTGGGCTTATTTCTTTATCGGATGCTTCGGAAGTTTTGCCTGAATCTATTACGGTCACGCCGACTGGGACGGTTAACCAGGTACAGATTATCAATGGGGCTAAGATTTTATCTTTTTCTGGTTCTTATGTGGCTGGCAAAGACATTGTGGTCACATTCGGAGATGAGGAAGTAACGGCTACTAACAATGGCAGAAGTATTCTTAGTGAATTGGAGCGCTTTAGTCCGTTGGAACAATTTACAGTAAAAAATGGAGATAGGATTACGGCACGGAATGCCACAGTAAAAAATGTAGTTTGGAGGGATGAGAGAGCGTGATTTATTTATTTGATAAAGATGAGAAGCTAATCAAGATTGTCAGAAAATCAGCTGTCAAGACTGCCCTGCAGAAGTACGCTTTGACAACAGAGAGGTATGTGTCCGACCGTTTAACAGTCGAGTTGAAAGGACTGAATGCGGATGAATTGGAGCAGGTGGAGTACATGGCTATTCAGACCATGGAAGATGCTCATACCTTCCATTATTTCTACGTGGCTCAGAAGTTTTCAGAAAGTCTGACGACGCTGATTGGCGTCCAGTCGGGCATTGAGGAGCTACGCAAGTCGCCTGTCTTTGACAAACGCCCAAAGAATGCATTGGCTCGTGATGTGATTACAGACTTGCTGGCTGGGACCAACTGGCAGGCTCGTTTTGTTGGCGAAACGACGCCGCACAGTACCAATTTCTACTACACGTCGATTTTCGATGCTTTGAAAAAGGTCTGCGAAGTCTGGGACTTGGAAATGCAATTTTTCGTCGAAATGAACGGTAATCGCATCGGTGCCCGTTACATCGACTTTAAGCAACGAATCGGTGAAGCCGTTGGTAAGCGTGTGGTTTATGGTCACAATGCCTTGCAGATACTGCAAGAGGTGGAACGCACCAACATCTTTACAGCCCTTGTTGGCCGTGGCAAGGGGGAGGAAACTGATGACGGCTACGGTCGGAAAATCACGTTTGAAAACGTAGTGTGGTCAAGGACACAAGGCAAGCCAGTTGACAAGCCTAAAGGGCAGAAATACCTAGAATTGCCCTTGATGACTAGACAATACGGTATCAAGAACACTGACGGCTCTATGCGTCCCAAAATCGGCTTTGTGGACTTTTCGGAAGAAGAGAATCCAGAGGTCTTGATAGAGCGGACTTACAGGGCCTTGGTGGATGCTGCACGTCCGCAGTTGACCTTGAAGACCTCTAGTGTCTATCTGAGAGGGGTCAAAGTTGGAGATACGATTCGGGTGGTTCGGCATGATAAGAAGTTGGACTACGATACTCGGATTTTCGAGATTACCTTTAACCGTCTGAATAATCAATCCAGCGATATTAAGCTTGGAGATAGGATTGGCGAAAGCAACGAAGCCAAAGTCCAGACCATTGCGGACAAGGCTGTGGAGCAGTTCGTTAATAACGAATTTTCTAACTTTGTCCAGAATTTGCCTGACTACTTACCAAGTGCCGACGGTTTTAACAATAACTGGTACGGTACAGAAGACCCGACTGTCAAGTATCCAGGCAAGGTACTGATCAACGATATTTGGTATAAGCCAGATCCAGAGCATGAGGGGCACAAAATCATGCTGCGGTGGACTGGGGAAGTCTGGGAAGAAATCCTTAGAACCTATGACAGCGAAGCCTTGCGAGATAGGATTGCGGAGGATATCGCCCAAGTCAACCAATCCATGCAAGCTCAATCCGAGGAGCACGACCGTCAAATTGCAGATGTATTATCCAAGGCAAATGCTAATACTAATCTAGCTAATGCAGCTAGAGCGCTCGCGGAACAGGCTAATAATGACTTGGTCCAAGTTAAGGCAAGCGCAGAATCTCAGGCACGTCTGATATTAGAACAAGCCCAACGTCAATCCGAACTAATCAATCGAGTAACAACAGTTGAGAATGTAGTTGATGGAACAAAAGTCATCGTCACAGAACTTTCTAAAACGCTTAATAAAGCGACGGGAGACATCGACAGTGTTACTAATCGGACCAAGTCCATCGAGGACAATCTGAGCCAAACTAGGGCACAATATGAGCATCTGACACAGACTGTTAATGCTCAGACTGGTCAGATTGATAGCATCAATCGTAAGACCGTTGATTTGCAGAGCGGTATTGATGGTGTGACGCAGCGGTTTGAGAATTTACAGGTTGGCGGAAACAATCTACTAAAAAATACAAAAGATTTTAGTGGCGAATGGGATTATAATGGTCATCGCAGAAAGATTGCTCCGTGGAAATACAATGGATTATCAGCTATCGAAGCTGACTATCCGCGGGAAGGCTTGACTCAACTTATACAAGTCAGGGCTGGTGAAGTGTATACATTCAGCGTCTATGTTGCATCTAGTCTTGCAAGTGATTCTGCTGAAATTTATATACATCTAAATAATTATCGTACAGAACAGATGGCTGTTGTTGATAATTATTACCGTAAATTTAACATGACCGCTACTTTTCAAAGGGTATCTATAACTTTTAAGGTTATTACCGATGGTTACATTGCCCCACGAATTGAGCGCAGTGATTTAAACGGTATCTTATATTTTGCGGGAATGAAGTTGGAACGCGGAACGATTGCGACTGACTGGTCTCCATCCCCTGAGGACGCTACGAACTACGCAGACACCAAAATTGCCGAGTACAAAAACACGGTTGACGGACGGTTTGCGACTATCCAATCCTCTGTCGATAATAAGGCTAATCTGGTCGATTTTCAGCGGGTGCAGGAGACGGCTAAGCTGTACGAGCGAATCATTGGGACCTCTGAAAGCGAGGTCAACTCAAATCTAGCTAGGCAGGTTTTAACCAGCAGTCTGTGGCAGACGGAAATCACTCAATTGCCGAGAGCTGGTGGCAAAAATTACTTTAGAAATAGTAACTTTAAAGAGGGGATGAAGCTTTGGCACAGCAATAGTGGCAATCCTGGTGTCAGTTTTAATGTTAATGACCAGTTAGCTGGTCAGCTACAGCGTTCGGGAGTCTTGCATGTTAATACAGGCAACATTGGATCCACTTACGCACACGGTTTTTATCAATATGTAGAAATGCCTCTGTCAGCTAATGACCAGATAACTGTGTCATTCGATGTAGCAGCTTTTCCTAATAATGATGCCGGTTTGGTTGTTATTGCCGTGAATCACTTATTTGATATCCGGAAGGAGATTCCAGTCGCTGAGATACCGAAAACGAGCGTTTTTAGCCCTACATCGCTCAAAAGAAAAACCGCAACACTTTCAATTCCGAAGGACTGTGCTGGGATCTATTGCAACGTTATATTTGGACAGGGGACTATTGGCAACATGGTCTTTGCGGACATGCAGATTGAAAAAGGAGGGGCAGCCTCTGACTATCGTCCTAATCCAACTGATGCCAATCGCGAATTGGAAGCAGTCACTACTCGTGTCACTCAATTGGCAGGCTCCTGGGCAGTGAAAAACTTGACCAGTTCAGGCAAGGTACTTAACCAGCTAAACCTAAACAAAGACGGCTCAGTGAAGATCGACGGTAGTCTCGTACAGATTACGGGCAGAACTTACATCCAAGACGGTATTATAAGTGCTGCTAAAATTGGCGATTTGGATGCTGGTAAAATCAAGACAGGCACGCTTGATGCAGCACGCATTCGGGCTAATTCGATTGATGGCAGTAAGATAGTCTTTGACCAGGCGTTTTTAAATAAGATGACCGCTAACGAAGCTTTGTTTAAGCAGCTGTTTGCTCAAAGCGCATTTATCACAAGCGTCCAGGCAGTGGCTGTGTCAGCTAAACAGATTGCTGGCGGTATTGCTAAAGCACTCAACGGTGGTATGGATGTCAATTTCGACGAAAGTAAAATCAACTTTTACACAAACGTAGCTGCAATAAGACGTATCTATACTGGACACCCTACTCAATTTATAAAATTTGAAACCGAAGGGAATTACTCGCGAACAATCATCGGGAGCAATCGGAACGGAGGAGAAGTATTTAATTCGGCAACGTTTGCAGGGGTTGTTGTAGAGAATACAAACAACATAAACACAGAAGACAATGTAAGGATTTATGGAGATAACACGCTATTAAGACACGCACAAGGTGATGTCGGTTGGAATATCAATTCTGTCACTCAACGTATAGTCCCTGCAAACATCAACGCAGAGTCCGAAATTTGGTCTAAGCACTTTGTGGCTCCAGATAAAAATTCGAAGCCTGTCCGATTGGATACAGCGGTGGCAGCGTTATGGGACATATGGAATCACATTATTTACAACAACTTTGAGTTTAACGAAGCGCTTCGCACACACATAAAAGCTAGACGTGACAACTGGAAATTTGAATTAAATTTATAGGAGACAACATGAACCAAGAACAAATCACACAAGCTTTACGCTTGACTAATAACGAACTCGTGACAAAACTGTCCGAGGAAATGACGACTAAGAATCTGTTAGCTGTACAGCTGACAGAAGCACAGCAGACTATCGCTAGTCTACAGACAGAAATTAAGGAACTCACACAGCAACTGGACGAAGCTACTAAACCAGCGGAAGAAATCATCGAAGGAGAATAATCATGCCACTTGAAACTATAAAAACTACTCAATTAATCGGAAACTTAAAAATCGGTGATGAGATTGTCAAAACTTATACAGTCAATATCGATGATAAAGGCGTATCGAAGATTTTCGAAACTGTGTACAATCAAGAACTCTATGCAGCTAACCGTAAAGAGATGCGCAAGCAAGAAGCTGAGTTCCGTGAAAAACGCTACGAGGTGGAAGATGCTATCTTGGCTGAACTTGAGCCGAAGGAAGAGTAGCCTATGGTCGAAGAACCAAATCTTTTTATCCAAATTTTGCATGCAGCAACACCTTTCGCTGGAACATTAGTGACGGCGATTGGTGGGGTTGCCATCGCAAAGATTGGAGCGAACAATAAGAACGAACTAACGGCTATCAATGCTCGTCTAACGACTTTGCAAAAGGTTGCAGATGACAACAAGTCGACTGGTGAAGCGATTAAGTATGATATCGAAAATCTCAAAACGAGTAGCCGTAGTAGTCGTCGTTATGTCCTCTATCGCGATTTGGACGCTGCCATCGAGCGAGGATGGACAACTCTAGAAGAACGCCGGGAAATCGCCAAGCTGTTTGAATCGTATAAGGTTTTAGGCGGCAATGGCGAAATTGAAACTATGTATGGCATATATTGTGAGTTGCCATTGAATAAGGAGAATTGATATGAATCAACTTACTGAACTTATTATTGGCTCGGCTACAGGTATTTTTGCTATTGTAGCCGGAATGATTGTCCATGAAGTCAAGAAGTATCTGATTGCAAAAGGTGGTAAGCGCGCAGTCGAAATCACAGAGATTTTGGCACGGAACGCCGTCAACGCAGTTGAGCAGATTACAAAACTAGACCAAGAACATCATGTTGATAAGCTAGACATGGCCAAGCGACGTGTGACAGGTCAGTTGGCCAAGTACAATATCTATATGACAGATACGCAGCTGGAAACGTTTATTGAATCAGCAGTCAAGCAGATGAATGATGCGTGGAAAGGAGAAGCCTATGACAACAGTAAATGAAGCATTAAATAATGTAAGAGCTCAGGTCGGGTCCGGTGTATCAGTCGGAAATGGTGAATGCTATGCTTTGGCCAGCTGGTATGAGCGTATGATTAGTCCAGATGCAACTGTCGGACTGGGTGCTGGTGTTGGATATGTTAGCGGCTCAATTGGAGACACAATCTCCGCTAAAAACATTGGCTCATCGTACAACTGGTCAGCAAATGGCTGGTCAGTATCGACATCTGGACCATTTGTGGCTGGTCAGATTGTAACGCTTGGGGCTACCACAGGCAACCCTTACGGACACGTTGTAATCGTCGAAGCGGTCAACGGAGACCAGCTTACAATTCTTGAGCAAAATATGGGTGGGAAACGCTACCCAGTCCGCAACTACTATAGTACTGCAAACTATCGTCAACAGGTTGTGCACTACGTCACACCTCCTGGCACTGTCACGCAGACAGCACCGAACTTAGCAGGTAGTCGTACATATCGCGAGAATGGGACTATGACCGTCACAGTTGATGCAATTAATGTCCGTCGTGCACCTAATACATCCGGTCAGATTGTCGCGGTCTATAAGAGTGGTGAGTCATTTGACTATGACACGGTTATCATCGATGTCAACGGCTATGTGTGGGTGTCGTATATCGGCAGCAGTGGCATCCGCAATTATGTAGCCACAGGAGCCACCAAAGACGGCAAACGCTTTGGCGAGGCGTGGGGTACTTTTAAATAATAATTTTAGCCCTTAGGAAAAATCCTAGGGGCTTTTTTTTCGTGCTCAAGTTAGCTCAAGATAATCTCAAGTTAGCTCAAGATACAGTAGGAAACAGTAGAATACAGTAAAAGTACAGATTTTTAGATATTATTTTCAATTTTAATTCAAAAAAAACAAACTTTTTGCGAATTAACAGATAGGAGGTAATAAACTATGTTACATTATGACGAATTAAAACAGGCGATAGATGGAGGATATATTACAGGCGACAAGGTCAACATTGTCAGAAAAGAGGGTAAGGTCTTTGATTTTGTCCTACCTGGTGAACCTGTTAGACCGTGGGAAGTGGTAAGCGAGGAGAAAGTAGTGGATGTGATGAGGGAATTAAAATGACCTGATTCATAGTAGAATCAGGCGATTTTTCAAAAAGTATTGACTATTTCAAAATCTATGATAGAATGGTTAATAGCTTGAGAGGTATTCTGTTCTATGGGTTATTACCAAAATGTAGAAAGAATTATGAAAAGTATTGATATAAAAGACTTTTTCAAACTCCCACCAGCTCCATATATGGAAGATTACTCAAGAGGCTCAAGAGGCCGTGTTGGAAACGCGGTAGGCGTGTAA